AGATGCACACGCACTTGTAATAGGACACGACTACGAAACAGCCACTACAGCACAACAGCTATTCACACAAGAATACCAAGGTGCAATGAATGACTTAGATGCAGCGATAGATTTACTAGCAGATGCTTCTGCAGAGATACTAACAGCTACTGGTATAATGACAACTGCAGCAGCAGCAGACACATCACCAGAGCAGACTGCGTTGCAAGGCATGATGGGTACAGATGAGTACAGCATAGACCAAGCAGAAGTAGATGCGTATAACCAAGCTGTAGCACAGGTAGAGAACTACGCACAACAAGCTGGAGCTTTCATGGCTGCAGCTAATAATACAGAACTAACAGCAAGCATAGACAGCTATGCACAGGTAAACACCTTTGTAGTTGGTAACTATACAGCCATTACATACACACAGAATATAGATGAATTTGTAATTAACTGGGATGATGATGGCTTTGGCTCTGGGTGGCAAGGATACCTATCAGAAGATATGGTGTCTGCCTCCGAGCTATTTACTGCTGGTGAGTACGTAGAGCAGTACGGAACCATGCCTAACTAATGGCAATGGAGTTCAGCATAGGAGGCTTTAATGTCAAAGGCTGGATGGTTGCTGTAGCTCTTCCAGTTCTCTCTGCTGTATCAGGTGGTGTGTACTGGGGCTATGATACTCTCAACAGGTTCTACGGTGTAGAGGGTGGCGTAGATAGCGCACTAAGCAAAGCTGGAACCAACGCAAAGCAAATTGCAGACCTACAAAAAAGTTTAACTAAGTTAGGTAACGACACAGCAAGAGACAGAACAGCGAATAAAACATTTGCGTCAAACCAATTAACGACAGCAAGTCAAGCAATAAGGAAAGAACTACAAGAAGTCGAGACAAACCTAGGCGATGATAGTGTTGCAAAAATACAACAGTTAACTCAGAAGCTAAACGAAATAGAATCTAAAGCAACAAGTAGAATACAAACTGTAGAGCAAGCTGTTATAGATAATGATGTACGTGGGCTGAATTCTAAGCTGTCTCAGTTGACTACAAACATGCAGCAGATACTAGAGCAACAGAAAGTTTTACTTGACTTACGCTCCCAAGTAGATAAAGCTACTACTATTACAGATGGCATAGGTGATAAGCTAGATGTTATTCAAACGGAGATAGATGACATCTGGAAAGCTTATGATGATATGGTAAGTAACCCACTATAGAGGATAGACATGGCTACTCCACGTAAAGGCAAGATGTTTGCCAAGACAACGACTAACCCTAAGACAGGGCGTAAGGTAAAGGTAAGCTATGGTCAGTCTGGTAAAGCCAAGGACGGTGGTAAGCGTATACGTCCAGGAACAGGTAAAGGTGATTCGTATTGTGCAAGAAGCGCAGGACAGATGAAGAAACATCCAAAGGCAGCAAAGAACCCCAACAGCCCACTACGTTTATCTCGTAAGAAGTGGAAGTGCGCTGGTACAAAATCTAAGAGGACATAATGGCAAGTAAACCTAAGAACCCAGCTTTGTACTCTAGAGTAAAGTCAGAAGCTAAGAAAAAGTTTAAGTGGCCCAGCGCATACGGAAGTGCTTGGTTAGTTAAGACCTACAAAAAGCGTGGGGGTACTTACAGTAAGGGAGGATCAGTTGCACAAGTCAAAACACGTACTACAAAGTCGTAGAAGTTTTGCTGAAGGTGGACTAACTCAATGGTTCAAGGAAGACTGGCGTGACGTAAAGACAGGCAAAGAGTGTGGGCGTAAAAGTGTTAAGGACAGTAGCAGACCATACCCAGCTTGTAGACCAGCAAAGGTAGCAAGTAGAATTAGTAAAGCAGAAGCAGCAAAGAAGACAGGACCAAAGAAAGTCAAATGGTCTGTAACCGCATCAGGTAAGAAAAGGAAATCATAATGGCTAAGGGTATGCCTCACTATTTTAAAGACGGCACTGAGCATAAGGGTAGTATGCACAAGATGCCTAACGGACAACTCCATTCAGGTAAGACACACGGTAAGAATAGTAAACAATTAGTTCACTTCAAAGATTTAAGTGCAACAGCTAAAAAGAAAGCAAAAGGGAAGAAATAATGAAAAAGATGAACGACGGTATGAAAGCACTAAAGAAAGAAGCACCAGCCGTAGCTAAGAAGATGGGCTACATGTATGGTGGCATGGCTAAGAAGATGGGCATGATGGATGGCGGTATGACTAAGAAGATGGGTTACACCAAAGGCGGCATGGCAATGTGCGGTGCATCTAATCCTGCTTCACGTCCAATGAAAAAAGGTAAGTAACATATCGGGTATGCAGTAATAGGTACTACTACCTGACCTAGTTTTATGTATAACTACCCTTGTACAAACAAGGAGAAAGTACATGAAACACTTACTAAAAAGAATGTGGGATAACCACGTAATCAGACAGCAGAAACGTGCAGACTTTAGAATACTACACATGTTGGATGACAAACAACTAAATGATCTAGGC